TCCCAGATAAAATTCAAGGCGAAAATAAACTCTTACAATTAGTTGATGAAAATAAGGAGTTAAGAGATTGTATTCTTTCTAAGATTAATTCTTCTTTTAGTGAAATTTAAAACTTTATACGGAAGCTTTAAAAGAGTCCCCAAAATAAGGAATTATATTATTGATTGGGATTCCAAAAGCAGAAGCAAACTTCAATTCAGCGTAAAGCAATACTTAAAAGATTATTGGCACAATCATGTGGTTTTCGAAGAATTTCCTGTTGCTGGTACGAAAATGTCTTTAGATTTTTATAATGCTACAAAAAATATTGCAATAGAAGTTCAAGGAGCTCAACACAGAAGATATGTATCCCATTTTCATGGAGGTCATAAGCTAAATTATTTAGATCAAGTCCGAAGGGATAAGCAGAAATCAGACTTCTGTAAACTTAATGATATAAATTTGATTGAAATTTATGATACTGATAAATTAAATAAAGATTTGTTTTTAAAGTTTGGAATTAATTTGTAAGTGTATATATAATGTATATACATATGTCAGAAAAATTTAACCCAGAAATTTCATCTAAATTTTTAATTCCAGAAGATTTCCTTGAGAGGCTTTATGGCTTCACGGGAGGTGGTGGCGAAAATGCTGGCTTTATACTAAGTTATGTTGATGATTCTGGCAAAGCTATTGTTTATACAAGAGCTAGTTGTCAAATCATTGAAATGGGCTTAAGAAAAGCTTTAGAAAAGTATTTAATTGAATTAGAAGAAGGGGAAATCTCTATAGATTCTACTTAAACATTATTATGTTTGACTTTTTGAAATCTTTTTGCTACAATAGATTTCATGTCATTATATAATTATGATTTAGAGCAGCATTTACTAGCTGGAATACTAAATAACCCTGATATATTTTTTGAGATTTCTCCATTTATTTCTGAAAATGATTTCTATAGCGAGTTTAGTTATGTAAATCGAACTATTTTTTCTTTATTAAAAAGGTCTATAGAATCTGGAAATGGATTTGATGAGGTTTTGATATCTGAGAAAGTAAAAGATTTAGGAGTGAAATTTGAGGAAGGCATAGACTGTCTTGAATTCTTGCAGAGCCTTTCTTTAAGAAAAACTTCTCCAAAATCTATAATAGAAACTGCAAAAGAAATTAAGAAACTTACTCTTAAAAGAGATCTTTGTAAAGTCGGCAAATCTTTAGTTAGTGAAATATCTAGTAGTAGTGATTCTAATTATCAAGATATTATAGATTTAGCGGATTCAATTTATCATAATAAAATTAATCAATATGATTCGGGAGATAACACCCCTGTTAATATTTATGATGATATGGAACATATTATTGAAGACAGGGGTGATAATCCTGTTGATAGTTTTGGTTTAGAAGGTCCCCATCAAAGATTACATGAAATATACGGTTCTTTATTAAGGCCAGGAAATATAAGTGTTATTGTAGCTCGATCAGGAATAGGTAAAACTCAATTTTGCATGGATTTTTGCACAAAAGTTTCGGCAATGAATAATAATATACCCATTCTTCATTTTGATAATGGAGAAATGAGTGTTGAGGAATTAACAATGAGGCAGTGCGCGGCATTATCTGGAGTCCCATTAAATTTGCTTGAAACTGGTAGATGGAGGAATGCTGGAGATACTGTAGTGAATAAGGTTAGATCTACTTGGAATAAATTGCAAGGCATGAAGTTTTATTATTATAATTGTGGAGGTCTTGGTGTGGAAGAAATGATTAACGTTATAAAACGTTTTTATTACTCTAAAGTGGGCAGGGGCAATGAGATGATTTTTAGTTTTGACTATATTAAGACCACTTTTCAAAAACAATCTAATAAGAATGAATGGCAAGTTGTTGGTGAAATGGTTGATTCTTTTAAAAAATTAATTCAAAAAGACATAGTAGTAGACCAAAAGCCTTTAATATCAATGTTAACTTCTGTTCAAATGAATAGAGTCGGTACTAGTAGGAATCGAACTAGCGACAATATAGTTGAAGATGAAACTGTAGTTTCTTTATCTGACAGAATAACACAATTTTGTACTCATATGTTTTTATTAAGAAGTAAAGAGCCTTCAGAGATATCCGAACATCAAAACTTTGGAACGCATAAGCTAACCAATATTAAATCTAGACATTTGGGTCAAGATCCATTAGGTGAAATTGAACCAGTGAGAATGCCTGATGGTAGCTTGCGAAGAAATTTTATCAATTTAGACTTTAATAATTTTAATATCACGGAAAGAGGCGACTTGAGAGACTTAGTTAGACATATTCAAGTCGAAGGAGTTAATCCAGATGAAGATGGAGATAGTAGCTTGCCTTTCATTTTTAATGACTAAAAAAATTAATATTGAAGATACTTTATTATCTCTTGGTTATAGATTAAGTGATCGTGGATCCTATTGGCAGACTAATGCACTTTTTAGAAACGGAGACAACAAAACCGCACTTCAAATTTATAAAGACAGTGGAGTCTGGAAGGATTATGTAAACAATACGGCATATATGCCTTTTGAAAAGCTTGTGCAAGCTACTCTTGGGACTACGGATTCCGATTTAATATCTTCTTCTTGTTCTTTTGTTGATAGTTTTGAATTTAAAACTTTTAAAAATTTACCCAAACCCATGGAAAAAACATACGACCCCTCTTGTTTAGAAAGACTACTTCCTCATTTTGATTTTTATACACAAAAAGGTATTTCAGATTCAGTTTTAAAACTTTTTAAATGTGGTTTATGCACTGAAGGTAAAATGTATCAAAGATTAGTTTTCCCTATCTATAATTTGCAAAATAAAATTCACGGCTTTTCTGGGAGGGATATGCTTGATTCTGAAAACAGGCCTAAATGGAAACATATAGGAGTTAAGACTAAATGGATATACCCACATCATCTTTCATCCGATTATATTACAGATCAAGATTCGGTTATTTTGGTTGAAAGTATAGGTGATGTTTTGAATTTATATTCAAATGGAATAAAAAATTGTTTATGTATATTTGGTTTAGATATTTCTCCATCTTTAATTAGTTATTTAATACAATTAAATCCCCAAAAAATTATTATTTCTTTAAATAACGATGATGATAAACAACTTAATAGAGGTTTAGCGGCATCTATTAAATGTTTTTACAAACTTATTTCTTTCTTCAATTATGATAAAGTTGTTATACACCCTCCATCTAAAAATGATTTTGGAGACATGGATCAACTTGACATAAAGAATTGGCTTAATAAATTAGATTTAATTATGAAATCTTTTGATTACAATTATATATTAGATAATTCTAAAATTCTTTATAAATCACAAAATTTAACACAATCTTTAAATTCAAAAATTAATAAATTTAAAAAAATAATAAATAATGAGTGATTTATATTTATCTGCTAGTAAAATAAAAACTGCCCAAATGTGTTCATGGAAGTATTGGTGTAGCTACGAACTTAAACTACCTCAGTCTAGTAACGATGGAGCTAGTAGAGGTTGGATATGCCATTTAATTTTTGAGTTACTAGGAAATCCCAGGCACAAAAAGCATTACAATAAAATAATAAAAAGTGGCTCTATTTTCTCTTCTATCGCTATCGGTAAACTAGTTCTTTATCATGCAAGAAAATTAGATGTTGATTCTGAGGAAAACCTTCAGCTTATTGATGTTATGACGGTAAAAGGTTTATTATATGATTTTTTTGGTAAAAATAAATCTAAACCATCGAAAGCTATTTCTGAAGAGGCTTTTAATATTCAAGTTAATGAGTCTGGTAAAAAATATAATATTAGAGGCTTTATAGATAAACTTTTTATTTATGACAGAGGTAGAAAAGCTCTGATTAGAGATTTTAAGACTAGTAAGCAGATTTTCAAAGGTAAAGAAGTTACAGATAATCTTCAAAACTTAATGTATATTCTTGCCGTGAATAAATTATACCCCTCTGTTAAGGAATTTGAAGTTGAGTTTCTTTTTTTAAAATTTGATTTAGATGAAGATCTGCTAGGTAATCCAGGAAAAGGAGTTCTTAAGATGGATAGAGTTTCTGCAGAAGAACTTTCAGGATTTGAATATCAACTAACATCAATACAAGAATACTTAGAAAACTTCACTGAGGAAGATGCTAAATCTAATTTTGCAGGCTCTCAAGACTATCCTTCAGATAAAACATTTGGAGGTCCTTTAATGTGTGGCAAAGATGGCTTCAAAAAATCTAGAGGAGAGTATGTGTTAGATTCAAATGGCGAAAAAATTCCAAGTTATATATGTGAATTTAAAAATCCTTCTGTGTATTATACTGTGTCAGACTCTGATAATAATTTTTTATTCAATTGTACTTTAGACACTGATAGTAGAATTAAATCGAATCATATTGTAGAAAAAAAATACTATAAAGGCTGTCCATATTTTGTAGAAAGTTCCAGTCTTTTGGTGTAATATAATCAATATGGCTACCTTAATTCTAAAATCAAAACAAAACAATGATGCAGAACTTCAAGAATTAACTTTCGTTAAAGGTCATTTATTGTTAAAAAGGACTAACAGACGTTTTAGATTTAAAGCCTCTGAAAAAAATAGTTCTAGGTCAACCCAGTAGTATTGTTATGTCTCAGTATAAAAGTTTCGACTGGAAGGCTTTAAGTCAAAGGAAAGCGGCACATCTGGATGCTATAGCTAAAATAAAAGAGAACCAAAAAAGTGAATCTCTTTACGTATTTGAGGAGAAAGCTGCTAAACAACAGTCTCTTGATACTGGAACTACTGTAAACAAAACACCTTCTAATGTTGTAGAATTGATTTCTGGGCTTAGTCAGTTTTATAGTTTCGGGGTTAATGCTGCATCACCACCCGATGCATCAATGAACATTAAAAATTTTCAAAATACTGATGTTCCTTGGTTTAATATCCCAAAAGAAACCACTAAAAGTAGCTTACGTGAAGACCCGAGAGGAGGTCCCGACAGCTCTTTGAATTTTGTTGATGCCTATGGAGGAAATTATTCTCCAAGTACTTTAGGTAAAGATGCATACCAACCTGATAATAGTGATATTGTTACTCGTTATGCTGTAAGATTTCCAAGTTTACCTAGGCGATCCATGACATTATTGAATGGCTTTCCCCATGTTTTAACTTTTGAAAGTGATTACATCACTCCTCCAGATAACAATATTTATTTAGGTACTGGGGAATTTGCCACACTGCAAACAAAATACAGAAACGGGCTTGGTGGCATATCTTATATGGCTCATAATAATATACCACTTTCGGTAGGAAGAGGGGGTTTTTCAAAATTAAAACGATTTAATTTAGAAGGTGCCGACAATGTATTCATACCATCCATGAATAGAAAGAATGGTTTGGCTGTAAGCATGAATAATTTTTATAATTTAGCTTGTATTGAAACAGATTTTATTATAAAAACAAAAACTATTCCTGACGAATATACTGAAGGCTATTGTTATAATCCAGATATTTCTAATGAAAATTCAACTCAAGAACTTCAAGTGGTTAGTGAAGATTTTGATGTTGTAGAAAGTTACAACGATGATCATTTTGTTGCGGTAGCAAGAAGCTATCCTGAATCAACTGGTAGGTTTATAGATAATAGAGTTTTCGATATTCGAAAGAAAAATCCAG